CATGCGTCAGCTATCTGAAGACATAGGCAATAGGAAGTACAAGTCTGTGACACTGAAAGATGCAAAGCAGATATACAACAAGTGGTTGAACAGAGGGATAACCTTTGCCAACCATGCCTGTAGTGTAAGCTCACGCTTATTCACATACGCAGTACAGTTTGATGACAAGCCGTTCAATCCATTTAGTCAGGTGACACGCAAAACACCACTACAACGCAAGGTAGTATGGACTAGGACTGATGTAACCAAGTTTCTTGAGACAGCTTATGCTGATTTTGAAACTAGGAACGTAGGACTGATAGTTCAGATGGCTTATGAGTGGGTACAAAGGCTAGGTGATATGCGTCTGTTAGAGTGGACAAGCATCAAAGATAGGCAGGTTCACATCAAGCAATCCAAACGTAGAGCAGAGGTATTTTTACCCATATCAGAGGAGCTATTTGACATGTTAGAACAGCAACGAAATGACTTTGGCTTTCAAAGGTACATATGCCCTCAAATAAAGCCTGTACAGGGGGAGTTTATACCCTATTCCTTGTTCGGACTATCTAAAAAAGGAAGGGGTGTCATGCGTAAAGCAGGGCTGTCTGATGAGCTACGATTAATGGACATTCGAAGGACAGGAACAACCGAAATGGTGGACGCAGGTGTGTCACTTGGACAAATCATGTCTGTGACTGGACACACAAACCCAAGTTCAGTCAAACCATACATGAAAAATACATTTACAAGTGCAAATAATGCCTTGACTACCAGAAAAGAACATGTTAGAAGTGTGTATAATGGTTAATATGAATACACTCATAAATGATTTACAGTTACGTGATGGTGAAACTAAACGTATGACTTGTCCTATGTGTAACAATAAAGAAAAAACATTTACTATCACTAATAACATGGGTAAGATACTTTGGAACTGTTACAAAGCTTCCTGTTCCTTATCTGGAAGTAAGAAGGTACACCTTACTAGTGATGATATACGTAAATCCATTGGTGTGTTTGCCGAAGAAACAGTTGAGATACCATTCGAGCTACCTGAGTACATAACACCTCACAATAACAATGAGGATGTACTCAAGTTTGCAGATACCTATGGTTTAAGTATTGATACAACAGAAATGATGTATGATGTTAAAGACCATAGGGTTGTGTTTCCTATCGTACATGGAGGTAAGATTGTTGACGCTACAGGACGTAGCCTAAATAAAAGATTACCTAAATGGAAACGATATGGAAAAAGTGACTTGCCTTATACGCATGGATATGGTAAAGTCGCTGTAGTTGTAGAGGATTGTGTGAGTGCCGCAGTGGTTGGAACAGTTAGCGATGTGCATGTTGGGGTTGCTGTGTTGGGTACGTCACTATCGGAATCACACAAGCGATACTTATCACAATTCTCTACGGCAGTAGTTGCGCTAGACCCTGACGCATTACCGAAGACACTAGCGTTTGTACGAGAACTAAAGACCCATGTGCCAGATGTAAAAGCCCTACGTTTGACAGATGATTTTAAATATAGAAACCAACAAGACTTAGATAGTCTTACCAACATAGGAGTATAATATGGAACTATCATTAGTACGCAGTCTGATGGACAGACAGTTCTACGAAGATCATCGTGGTGCTAGATGCCCTGACAGATTGTTCACGAAAGATGTCCGTAAGATTAAACAGACTATTGATCTTGCTATGGACAGATATGAAAGGACTGTCACACCTGATGAGATAGAAGCTCTCTTCATGTCAGGCAATCCTACCTTAACTACAGCACAGAAGCAGGCATATGGTGATCTGTTTCGTAAGATTAAAACTGAAACCCCTATGGGTAGCGATGTAGCACAGGAAGTGTTATCAAAACTATTTCAACAGGTGGTAGGTGAAGACATAGCGAACTTAGGCTTTGACTATGTGAATGGTACGCAGACTAGCCTTGAGCCATTGCGTAACTTACTTGAGTCTTACTCAGATGACTTCACTCCTGATCTCAAGGTTGAGTGGGATGACATGTCTATGGAAACCCTGCTTGCCAAGAACAAGATGGAAGCACGATGGACATTCAACATATCTTCTCTTACTCGTGTGCTTGAAGGTGTTAATGAAGGTCACTTGGTTGAGGTGGGTGCTAGACCTAATACAGGTAAGACAAGTTTTCATGCAAGTCTGATTGCAGGTCCGAATGGATTTGCTAGACAGGGTGCAAAATGCATTGTTTTATGTAACGAAGAAGCATCACACAGAGTTGGTGCTAGGTATCTTACTGCAGCATCAGGCATGTCTGTACAGGACATAAAGTCTAATCCAAAGAAAGCCAAAGAGTTATATGATCCTGTACACCAGAACATCAAGGTGCGTGACGTTACAGGCAGAGACATGTCATGGGTTGAATCTATATGCAAGTCCTATAAACCTGACATTGTTGTGTTAGACATGGGCGATAAGTTTGCTAAGACAGGCGGCTTTGCTAGACAGGATGAAGCACTCAAGGCTAATGCAGTCCATGCTCGTATGATTGCAAAGCAACACAACTGTGCTATCTTCTACATGTCTCAGCTATCTGCCGAAGCAGAAGGTAAGGTTATACTCAACCAAGCCATGATGGAGGGTAGTCGTACAGGTAAGGCGGCTGAAGCAGATCTTATGATCTTGCTTGCAAAAAATCCTGCCTCTAATAACAATGGAGAAGATGAAGATCCACAAAGATATATTAATATTGTTAAAAACAAACTGTCAGGTTATCATGGTATAATCACATGTAACCTTGACTACAAAACAGCGAGGTATACAGCATGATACAAAGATGTAATACTTGTAACGTAGAATTAACTTATACTAATTGGAGTAATTCTTGGAAGAAAGTAGATAGAAAACAATGTAAAAGTTGTTCAAAGACATATAACAATAGTTCTAACCCAAGTAGAATGTATGTTAATGGTAAGTATATTCCACAGTCACACCCTTTATACAAAGCAGGTAACTATAAATCTTTCAATGATGCCGCCTTTTCTTCTTTTGAAAACGTGCAGAGAACAAAAGGTGGCTATGTATATGCTATATCAAATCCTGCATGGAAAGGTTGGGTAAAAATTGGCATGGCAATGGATGCATCAGATAGATGTAACAGCTATCAAACGTCATCTCCTCTCAGGGATTATAAGTTAGAGGTAGCTGTACCTGTGGAGGACAGAAGAAAAGCAGAAACTACGGCACATGAAAGGGCGAATGAACTAGCAGAGGACAGACAGGCTGAATGGTTTAAGCTTCCTTTACATAGTGCTATTAACATAGTAAGGAGTATGGAAAATGAAACTAACTCTTGACGTAGAGAACACTGTTACTAAACGTGATGGTAAGCTACACCTTGATCCCTTTGAGCCTACAAATGAGCTTGTCATGGTGGGTATGTTGTCCGACTCAGGACATCAAGAGATTGTCACATTTAATCATAATGAAGTTGACCCATATCCAGATGGGCATAAGGTGGTACAGGACTGGTTAAATAGATCAACCATACTTATCATGCACAACGCATCACATGACTTGTTGTGGCTATGGGAGAGTGGATTTACATATGATGGTCCTGTGTTTGACACTATGCTAGGTGAATATGTATTACAGCGTGGTCTGAAAGAACCACTATCTCTTGAAGCATGTGCTGAGAGATACAATCTTGATACTAAGAAGCAAGACACTATGAAAGAGTATTTCAGTAAAGGTTACTCTGTCTCTGATATACCTTGGGGTGAGCTATCCGATTATCTGTCTGCTGACCTACATGCTACGCAGCAACTATCTGATAGGATATATAAAAAATTATTGTTAGAAGACAATGGTTTACGAGATACAGTTGATCTAACTAATCAGGTGGCAGTGTGTTTATCTCGTATATATCAGCGAGGGTTTAAGGTAGATTTGTCCAAGCTTGGACAAGTTAAGGATGAGTTTGAAAGAGAGAAGCAACGGTTATCATCTGATCTAAACAAACAAGTAAGAGAGTTAATGGGTGATATACCTATTAATCTCAACAGTCCTGAACAGTTATCTTGGATTATTTATAGCCGCAAGCCAATAGATAAAACAGTATGGGCAAATACATTCACTCCCTACATGAACAACGATGAGTTTAAAAAGTGTATTAAGGAACAATCACAAGTGCTTCTCAAGCAGAAAGCACATCAATGCAATACCTGTAAAGGAACAGGATCAATTAGAAAGGTAAAAAAAGATGGAACACTATTCGCCAAGTCAAGTAAGTGTAATATATGTACAGGCATTGGGTATACCTTTACCTCTGTTAACAATGCAATAGCAGGGTTGAAGTTTAATGTATCAAATGTTAAATGGATTAGTGCTAATGGTTTTAGCACGAACAAGAAAAACTTATTGTATCTTGAAGGGATTGCTCGTGCTAGGAATATGGACAGTGCTGTTGCTTTTCTTAGTAGGGTGCAACGGTTATCAGCAATCGACACATACCTGTCCTCATTTGTGGAGGGAATCCGCACACACACCAAACCTGACAATCGCTTGCACGTTAGACTTCTACAGCACAGAACTTCTACAGGTAGACTGAGTGGAGCAGATCCTAACATGCAAAACATGCCTAGAGGTGGTACGTTTCCTGTAAAGAAGGTATTCGTATCACGTTGGGAAGGTGGCAAGATCATGGAAGCTGACTTTGCACAGTTAGAGTTTCGTGTAGCCGCCTATCTAGGACAAGACAAAGTAGCTATGAATGAGGTAGCTACAGGATTTGATGTACATGCCTATACAGCGAAGGTTATATCTGACGCAGGGCAACCCACATCAAGACAAGATGCTAAAGCTCACACATTCGCACCTTTGTACGGTGCTAGTGGGTATGGACGAACACCTGCTGAAGCGGCTTATTATTCTCAGTTCAATGATAAGTATGTAGGTATAGCCAAGTGGCATAAGCGTCTTGCTAGTGAAGCACTTGAAACTGGCAGGATAGCTACACCTTCAGGCAGAGAATTTTCTTTTCCTGATGTTGTGCGTAGACGCAACAATACTATATCACACTTTACACAGATAAAGAATTATCCTGTACAGTCCTTTGCTACAGCAGATATAGTGCCTATTGCGTTGTTGCACATTGATAAAGAACTCAATGATCTGAGAAGTTGTATTGTGAATACTGTACACGATTCTATAGTGATAGATGTTCATCCAAATGAGGAACAAGCAGTGCTTGAGGTAATAAATAATACAAATAAAAAGTTAAAATCTATTATTGATAACAGATGGAATGTTGACTTTAATGTACCTTTATTATTAGAAGCAAAAATTGGTCCGAATTGGCTTGACACCAAAGACATAGCATGATATAACTATAACTTTAACACTTTTGAAAGGAGTAAATGAATGATGAATGACATTGTAACTATTGATACTAATAACTTTGCAGCTATGGCTAAAGCTATGGGCATATCGGATAACTCTAGTGCTTCAACTAAGAAGGCTAGTACACTTGCTAGATTCCGAATTAGTCACACACCTATCATGGGTACTGCTGAAGTGAACGGTAAGCAGAAGAACGTGGAGGTTGTTGAAGGAGGATCTTTTAAGTTAGAGATTCCTGATGGACAAACTTACTACGCTACTTCTGTTAAGCTACGTCCATATGCACAGAGGTTTATGTATAAGAGATTTGTTATGGGTTCTGGTGAATCTAAGAATCGTTATATCAAAACTATTATGACTGAAGAGAACTTCAAGATAGACTTGAAGGACAATGATGGTGGCTTTAACTGCGGTAAGAATGAGCATTGGGTAAAGGATTGGAAAGCTTTGTCTAAAGATGTTCAAGACTTGTATAAGTCTATTAAGCGTGTTCGTGTTGTATTAGGCACAGTAGAGCTTATCAATCCTGTGGATGAGAAGGGTGCATCTGTTAGTGTTGATGTGACACCTTGTATTTGGGAAGTTGAAAACAAGGAAGCATATAACACAGTGGGCGGTTGTTTCAATCAGTTTAGTAAGATGAAACGTCTGCCTCCACAACATTATATTCATCTAGTTACAGAGCCTAGAGATTTACCAAACGGTAATAGATACTATGTTCCTATGACTAAGCTCGACATGACAGAGACTCTACGAGTAGAGGATGAACATCAACAAACCTTTGCTGATTTCATGGCATGGATAGATAACTATAATAGCTATATATTTAATGCTTGGAATGAGAATGTTCGTAACAAGCAGGAAGTTGATATTGATATGGAAGAGTTTATTGACGTAGAGGACGCTACTGTACAATGATACATCCTGCAGAAATGGCTCTCCACCAATACATGGAGGACGCTGCCGCAGGTAAAACACACATGTCTGAAGCCACCATCAATAAGGTGGCTGATGACATTAAAACTGCTTTGCAACGTCAGTTTGGTGGTGGAAATAAAAGGGATGAGTTTCGCTTACGCATGTCAAACGTAGGCAGACCTACTTGCCAACTCTGGTTTGAGAAGAATCAGCCAGAGAAGGCATTACCTAAACCTACCACCTTTGTAATGAACATGATGCTTGGGGATATAGTGGAAGCTGTATTCAAAGCTTTACTTACGGAAGCAGGTGTATCCTATGAGGATAACTCTAAGGTTACGCTGAAGTTAGAAGACGATGAAATTACAGGAGAGTATGACCTTGTAATTGATGATGCTGTTGACGATGTTAAGTCTGCATCTGATTGGTCTTACCGTAACAAGTTTGCGTCCTATGAAACACTCGCACAGGGTGATTCGTTTGGTTATGTATCACAACTAGCAGGCTATGCTCGTGCCGCAGGCAAAGAAGCAGGCGGTTGGTGGGTTGTAAACAAAGCCAATGGTGAGTTTAAGTATGTCAAAGCAAACATGCATCTTGATGAAGAAATCATTAAGATACAGAACACAGTAGACGTGCTAAATGACAATACGTTTAAGCGTTGCTTTGAGCCTATACCTGAGAAGTTTAGAGGTAAGGAAACAGGCAACATGGTATTGAATGACAACTGTAGATTCTGCAGTTATAAATATGCTTGCTTCCCTACACTACAGGAGAAGCCTGCTAAGTTCTCACAGGCTAAAGAGCCAAGGATGGTGTCATATGTCTATGAGAAACGCTAAACAGTTTATAGCGGCACGTAAGTACGGTTATCGCAGTGGTCTTGAACACAAGATCTCTCTTGACCTTACAGAGAGAAGAATAAAATATCTCTATGAGAAGATCAAGATTGAGTGGGAAGACCTTTGTTATCGTAAATACACACCTGACTTTGTTCTAAACAATGGTATAATTATAGAGAGCAAAGGCTTGTTTACTGCCGCAGATAGAAGAAAGCATCTTGCTATACAGAAGCAACATCCAAAGCTAGACATAAGGTTTATCTTTGAAAACTGCAAACGTAAGCTACGTAAAGGATCAAAAACTACATATGCTAACTGGTGTGAGAAGCATGGCTTTTTGTATGAAACTCGTATCATACCTGAAGCGTGGGTAAAAGAGAAAGGGAAGCACAAGTATCCAAGCATTATACCTTTTCCTAAAAAGAAAGTGAGGATGTAATGAGTGATGAAAAAATATTAGTAGACTGCAATCCACAAGACTTTATAATTAAAGTGTCTCCTATTGTTAGAGGTAAGAGATGGGCAGGAGAAGTAAATGTAGGCATAGTCATAGCAGATGATATGTTCTTTAATGATGAAGACTATGCTAATCTTTTACATTTCTGTAGAATGATAACTGCCACAGTGCCTATGATGGAAGAGATGCAATCATTCAGAGAATTAGTTAATGACTATGCGTTGAATGAGCTTGACAGAGAAGAGGAAGATGTGGTAAAACCTAAAGTAGTTTCTCGCAAGGATAATGTAGTGAGAGTTTCTTTTAACCCTAAACTAAAGGAGGTAACATGAGTGAAGATATGGTAAATAGTCCACCACATTATAATCAGAAAGGTATAGAATGTATTGATGCTATTGAAGCTGCTACAGATGATGGCTTTCAATACTATCTGCAGGGTAATATAATTAAGTACCTATGGAGATATAGATACAAAGGCGGTAAGCAAGACCTTGAGAAAGCTCAGTGGTACTTGACAAAACTTATTGATATAGTAAAATGAGAGTCAAGGTTTATATAACGCTAGATATAGATGAGGATGAATATCCTGTGCCTGTGGACGGTGAGGTGTCACAGGAAATAGAAGAAGCTTTCAATGAATACGTATATGATGTTGATGGCATGGAGATAAAAACAATAAAAGTATTAATGGAGAATAACTAATGAGCTTACCTACAGATTACCAAAACTTTATTGCCACCTCTCGCTATGCTCGTTGGTTAGATGACGAACAGAGAAGAGAGACATGGCAGGAAACAGTTGATAGATATATTAACTACATAACACACAAAGAAGAAACTATGGACACGCTACGAGAAAGCACAAGCATGTGGTCAACTATGAAGACTGAGTTACGTAATGCCATAACTAGATTAGATGTTATGCCTAGTATGAGAGCATTGATGACTGCAGGTCTTGCTCTTGAAAGAGACAACACAGCAGGCTACAACTGTAGCTATCTGCCTGTAGATGACCCTAAGTCTTTTGATGAAGCTATGTACATACTTCTCTGTGGCACAGGTGTAGGTTTCTCTGTAGAGAGACATTACATAAATAAGCTACCAGAAGTGCCAGAGTACCTATATAATTCTGATACATGTATAGTTGTAAAGGACAGCAAAGAAGGTTGGGCAAAAGCATTTCGTATGTTAGTAGCCCTGTTGTATGCAGGAGAGATACCTACATGGGATGTGTCTAAGATTAGACCTGCAGGAGCTAGGCTCAAGACGTTTGGTGGTAGAGCAAGTGGACCTGCACCTTTGGTAGACTTGTTTAACTTTACCGTTAATATGTTTAAAGCAAATACAGGAAAGAAGCTATCTAGCTATGACTGTCATTCTATTATGTGTAAGATAGGGGAGATTGTTGTAGTAGGAGGAGTGCGTAGATCAGCGATGATTAGTTTATCTAACCTTAGTGACATACGTATGCGACACGCTAAGTCAGGACAGTGGTGGCAGGATGCACCACACATGGCTCTGTCTAATAACTCTGTAGCATATACAGACAAGCCTGACGGTGAGACATTCTTACGAGAGTGGACAGGACTAGTGGAGTCTAAGTCAGGAGAGCGTGGTATCTTTAACAGAGTTGCTTCTAAGAAACAGGTAGAGAAGTATGGTAGACGAGATCCAAACTTTGAGTTTGGTACAAATCCATGCAGTGAGATTATACTTAGACCTTATCAGTTCTGTAATCTTACTGAGGTTGTCATAAGAGCAGACGATACAAAAGAAACCCTAAAGCATAAGATAAAACTTGCCACAATATTAGGTACAATACAGTCTACTCTTACAGACTTTCCTTATTTACGTAAGGTATGGAAGAAGAACACAGAAGAAGAAAGACTACTAGGTGTATCTCTTACAGGTATAATGGATTGTCCATTGACTAATGGTACTTCTAGTAAAAATACTCTTCTATCACATGTGCATCTTGAAGAGTTACTACAAGAGCTACGACAGGTTGCAGTAGATACAAACAAAGAGTGGGCAGAAAAACTAAACATACCACAGTCTGCTGCTATTACATGCGTCAAGCCATCAGGCACAGTGTCACAGCTAGTAGACAGTGCGTCTGGTATACACGCTAGACACAGTGAATACTACATCAGAACTGTTCGTGGCGATAACAAAGACCCACTCACTCAGTTTATGATTGAGCAGGGTATACCATCTGAGCCTGACGTTACAAAGCCTAATGACACTACAGTCTTTAGCTTCCCTGTTAAGTCACCCACAGGATGCGTTACTAGAAACGATTTAACAGCCATACAACAGCTTGAAATGTGGATGATATACCAAAGGTACTGGTGCGAACACAAGCCCTCTGTGACTATTACTGTACGTGATGATGAGTGGATGGAAGTTGGTGCGTTTGTATTTAAACATTTTGATGAGATGTCAGGTGTGTCATTTTTGCCACACTCCGATCATACTTATCAGCAAGCACCATATCAGGACTGTACAGAAGAAGAATATAATGCTATGTTAGATAAGTTCGTCTATGATATAAACTGGTCACAGCTTGCAGAGTATGAGAAAGAAGATACTACAGCAGGCAATCAGACCTTTGCATGTTCAGGCGATGTTTGTGAAATAGTAGATATAGGAGCATAGATATGAATATAAGACAGAAAAGAGGGCTAGGGAAGTATGACGCACCTTTGAAGATACAACATCAAAGAGGGTTCAAGGACTTCTACAGAGCCAGAGTAATAAACCCCTTCAATAGTAACACAATGCAGCATCGTGAGTGGCAAAGAGGATTCAATGATGCATTTGCCCACAACCTAAAGAAGGTACAGAAACATGAACTCAATAGAGCAAGAAGCTAAACAATTTATGGAAGAAAGGTATGGAAGAATGGAAATGAATGAATATCAAAAGGTGGCTGTTACGACAGCCATCTACCCTGCACAACATAAGATACTCTATCCTGCACTGGGATTAGCAGGAGAGGCAGGAGAGGTTGCCAATAAAGTTAAGAAGTTAATGAGAGATGGGGTAGATAAAATGCCTGATGATTGGAGGGAACAGTTAGCGTCTGAGATAGGTGATGTGTTGTGGTACTGTGCGGCATTGTCAGAGGACTTAGGCTATACACTAGGACGTATAGCAAGAGAGAATGAATCTAAGTTAGCTAATCGTAAGAAGAAAGGTACGATACATGGCAGTGGGGATAAGAGGTAATTAAGGCTCAAATCCCCAAGCCTCATCCTCAACAAGATCTCTATCATATCCAAACGCTTCTTTATATTTTACGTTCCTATACCTTCTATCTCTAGCAGATAGTTTCATATAGTTTGCTCTATTTATTTGATCCACCTCTGCCTCTGTTGTGGCTGAGTTTGGATCTAACACCATGTTTCTTGCAATAGTTCTATATGTATTTATTTTTTCTTTTAATAAATATTTTTTAGCAATATTTGATTCTTCTCTTTTATATTCGGAAGATCTTATATAGTTTGCAATCTCTTTTTCAACATATTCCCCCATAGCTTGCACAGCATCATTAGATAGTATAGGATCTCCCTTTACTCTTCTAGGTGCTAACTCTGTATAGTCAAACTGTAATCTTGATAACTCTTTCTCAATAAATGTTTTTTCTTCTCTTGGAGTAAACCCTGTTAACTGTTTTAAAATAGGATTAAATCTCTTAACACCTTCTGATCTAGTAGGACTAGCTAATCTATCTCTTCTATCAACAAATTCAAAAGCATCTCTATCTATGCCTGCAAACTCACCTACGTCTGCAACTGCGTCCATAGGTATGGACCTTGATGCCTGCCTAAAAAAGTATTCCCACATGTTCACACTAGCGTTACTTTTTAATTGCCTATATTCTGGATCTATTGTTCCAACTAAGTCTGTAAGAGTACCTACACCTACAGTATATGTATTAAAGTAATTACCTAAGAATTTAGCCACATACCTTGATACATCAATGTTTGTATCTAATCCCTGTAACTCTGAAAATAATCCATCTATAAGAAATAGACCTGTTCCTGCCCTACCAAATGAACCTGTTATAGCTTCTACGGTTTCTCTGATACCTACAGGTCTTGTCATAGCTACTTTGTCATTATCGTGAAGAGTTAAAAGTTTTTTTCCTGCTACTGCTTCAGGAACGGAAACACCAAGTACAGACTCAGGAACAGAAAATTCTCTTATCCTATATAATATATCTGCCATTAATGCATAAGGAGCAAATGGTCCTAGCATGGCTCTGGCATCAAATGTTCCTCCTGAGTATGGATCTTTATATTCAAACGCTGATGTATTCTCATCGCCAAACTTTACTCTTGCCTCATACATAGCATATAATAAAGCCATACCTGATAACTGTTCTCCTATAGCTTCAGATGATAAATCCCAACTGTTTACAGGAGGATTACCCTCTTTGCCAACGACTCTAGTTGATTTACTTCTTATACCTCCCCAGTTAAATAACCCTAGTACTGGAGCATGTTTGTACATAAACTGAAAAGAATTAACCATAAAACGAGGGAATGGCACAAGAGCCGATCCACCTACAGTTGATCCAAATTTAATAAACGCATCAGCAAAATTATTAAAACCACCTTCAACACCTCTGAACCCACCTCTTTGATATGTAAAGTCTAGTGCTGTTTCTATGGCAGACGCTACATCTTTTGCTCTTATTCTATTTCCATAACCATTTCTTAATAAATCAGTAACATTATTATATGATCTACCTTCAATATCTAAAGGGTTTGCTCTTAATGATTTATTTATTTCTCTTGCAAATATTGCTCTCTTGAACATATTATCACTCATAGTATTGAGTTTATTTAATGCCCTGACAGGTTTTAATATACCTGTTTCTGCTCCTGTCATTTCTCCTATATCTGCCAACTCTCTAAGTAGTCTGGACATTTCATCGGTAAATCCAAAGTTTTTTGATCCTAATACTTTAAACAATGCTACGGTGGATGTACTTTGTATACCTATGTCTTTGATATAAGCAGAGTCAAATGCAGACAGCATTTGGGCATTAGCTTGCCGCACTGTAGCATAAGCATGTTTTACTAAATCTTCATTCCCCCCTGTAGTTAAAAGTTTATATCCACCTTTGGCATAATTAACAAGACCACTTCCTACATTATCTAGTGCATATATATAATTTCTCATAAGACCGTTTGTTGTATTTCTTACGGTGGTTGCTAACTGTATGGTCATAAGACCCACTCTACCTTTAGCAAATAAATCACTTATTACTTGTCTCATAAAAGAGTGATGTCCACTTTTAGTTATTTTATTTAATTTCTTTTTATATGCTCCTGTTAAAAGACCCTGACCTTCTAAGGCATCGTCCAACATATTTAATTCTTTTAAAGTTGTATTGTAAGCGTCTTTAAGACTAGGTTCTTTTCCTTTAGCAAGTTTACCTATTATCCCTAATGTTGTACCTGCTTCAGATAATTGTGCAGCAAACAGAGGTCCAACATCTTCCCAATTAATATTATACTTTGTTAAAACATCAGCTAATTTAGGACGTAAAGTATTTTCAAAATCCGATGTTAAAGCTTTTGCCAGTCTTGATGTAAATCTTTCAGTAGAACCTCCCTTCGGTAAAGTTTTTAAATTACCTATTACTTCATCTATTTCTACTGCAGCAGCAGCTATGTTTTGTAAAGCCTTTTCATCAAAAGTTAAAGGTATACCCTCTCCTTTTGCTAATAATCTATCTTTATAAAGTCTTTTACCTGTCTCTAATATTTCAGGTATAGTTTCTTCTAGTGCTGCTTTTCCACCTTCTCTGGCTTCCTGTCTTACAGAATCTTTAAGTATAGTTTCAAACTGTTTAGCTAAATCTGATCTTTTATTATTAGCATTAAAAAGTTTAGAAGTTTTAACCTTATGTACAATTTCTGATCTATGTTTTAATTTCTTTTGATTTATTCTTAGTATTCTCTCTGTTTGAATATCTTTTTTAACACCAGATATTGCACCTGCACCAGTTAATAATCCAGACGTTAAAAAAGAAACACCAGTAGCCAGACCTACATTTTTCATGTCTACTTCATCTTTTATATTTGTTTCAACACGAGTATTTTCTTGCGCTAATACAGTGCCACCTCCTGCAGCAGTGTCTATTGCTACAGGAAGAGTTGCCTTTTTTAAGACATCTTTACCATATCGACCTTGAGTTAAAAGTTTTCTTAGGGAAAATTTTATGCCTTGTTGTGTAGCAAAGCTACCTGCTTTGGCTGTGCCAAATGAAAACAAGCTTGCATAAGTGGAGGGTGCTGACATTATACCTTGTAAATAGTCAACATATGCTTTTGCACCTAGATCACTGCCCATGCGATCATAGGTTTGCATGAGTCTGCCCATACGATCTTTACCATCTTGATCTAAATCTTGAGCGTACATTAAATCTTTTATAGCAGTAACTTCATTTACATTCTGAAACCTAAAGTGTTCCATGAACTGATCATATACAAGTTCTTTATCTTGAAGTTCATCTGCAGTGTAGTTCTCTCTGCCTATGAGAAACTTAGTGGCATCACTAACAAAGTCAGGATCAGCCAATAGCTTATCCTTTGTCAGATTATCTTCGTGATACATATGATATAGAGGTTGTGTCATTATTATTGAGGTAAGTTTGAAGATATAAATAAATTCTCTATTTGATCATCATCATATCTTCGATCACCATTGGCATCCTTTAAATTACGTAAGTCAACTTTTAAATTATCTATGTCAGTTTTAATTTTTAATTTACCCTCAACTTTATATTTTCTAAACAACGCTACAACATCCATATCACCTATCATACTTAATACCCCTTGTTCAATTTGAGGAGTAATAAATTTGTTATTTGGAAATATAGGTTCAAAAAAGTTTGGAAGATCTTGTTTACCTCTAAGTATATCTGGTGGTATAGCAGCTATAAATTCTCCATCTTCATTCTTTTTAAACTGAAGTTGACCATCAGGTAATCCCATTGCCATTGCGTCAGCATCGTCTGTATCTACAAATTCAATAGATCTGTTCATGTTTATAGCCATGTCTACCATAAAATTAATTTCTGTAGCACCAACACCTGCCTTTTTAGCTTTATTTATTTCCACCATAATTCTGTTAGCTTCATCGCTTAGAATAGTGTCTTGGTACTGTTTCATCAATTCAGGAGTAAATATACCATTTTGGAATAAGTTCCCTATTTCTTCTGATCCTACCCAATTCATTGCAAGTTTTGCCATAACAGATTTTTTAGTTTTTTCTAGAAGGGTAGGTGACATCTCTTCTCTGCCACCTGTTTCTATTTGTCTCATAATATCTGCAAAGTTACGTTCTGTTCTTATCGCATCTGCTTCAATAATTAATTTTTTATCATTTGTAAAAAGTCCATTAGTTCTAATTCCTGTTTCTACTCTGGCTAAATATGCTTCACGTTTTGCAAAATCATCAGGCATATTTAATTCCCACTCTCTAAGATTACCAGACACATAAGATTGAGCTACATCATATGGAAAGTCATACGATGTAGTAGATATTCCTGATGCAGCTAATAACTCATCAGACTGCCTCATTACATCATCTGATATGTCATCATCAAACAGTTTCATTAGACCAACAGGTTGAGTAGTAGCCATAGCAAATTGTTTTGGAGGAGGAGCAGTGAGACTTTTTGCTAGTTGATCTAATGTTATATTTTTTTCTGGATCACTAATTAAATTTACTATCTGAGCATGTGATTTAACACCGCCAGTATTTTTAAATACTTGATCTATTTGTTTAGCTTTTTCTTTTGCTGTTTCTAAATCACCATACGTATCTATTAGATACTGTGTAACTTCTATATCTCCTCCTACGTTACGTTGTATTTCTTTTAAATCACTTCTAGTGGCACTCATTCTTGATTCATAATCTTCTTGAATTTTTGTCAACGTATTTGTTCTTAGTGTAGAAAGAGTATCTATACGATCTAAATTTCCTTTCATATCAAGTTGTAATTCTCTATTTACACTTTCTGCTATACCTCCTAAAATATCGTACAACATTATACTGTTCTCCTTGACATTAAACCAACTGGAGCTTCTTCAGTAGGCATGGGTTCTTCTTGTACTTCCTCTGGTTGTTCTCCTGTATCCATAGGCGGTTCAGTCTCATCTATAAGTTCAGCCATCGCTCTTTTTATAAATATCTCTCGTTCCGATCCTTCAGGATTTTCTAAACCTGTTTTATAATTTATATTTTGAGAATCTCCTATTAACATTATATATTCCATTATTGCAGGTGTAGCCATAACTCCCACATCTATGCTATGTAATCCCTCCATAACATTTCCAAGTTGTATAGTATTAGCTAATGTGGTTACAGGTACACCCATATCTAAAATGTTTGCTATTTCTATTGCAGCTTCATCTGTAGATAATCTTTCTACATAATGATTAATCACATCCTCTATTTTTACAAGCTGTGCAGGATTTTGCCAAGGTCTTGAACCTAACTCATGGGTCATACCAATACCCACTTGTGGCTTATTAAAGCCTCTCTCTATTTGTTTAGGTATTGCCATTTAGCATCTCTCTTTGTTTTCTAATTCTATTTGTTAATAGTAAAGCTTTTTGTAACTCTGCATACTGCGCCATGTTATTTTCTTTTTTAGTTTCTGGTTTAGAAAAAAAGCCATTAGTTTTAGGTTTAGTTTCTTTAACTATATTTAAGTTTTTCATCATTGTATCAAATTTTTGATACGTATCTTTTGCTACATCAAATGCTCTCATTATAAAATCCCTTTATCCAGATGGAAATTTTCCCTTAATATATGCACTACCAAGAGTACCTATTAAATTTCCTATTGCTGTGCCTGCTGCTGATTTTCTATTTGCATTTGCTACTGCCTCTCTGGATTTAGCATCTAATTCTGCTATAGCCATATCAGTATTTCTCTGTAAACTATTCTCTGCACTAGTCCATGCCCACTCCATAGTATCAGAATAATAGTTCCACAAGTTAGCATAGGCTTGATTTGATATACCTAGTATAGCATTTGCATTAAGTTCGTTAGCTCTGTTAATTGCAGCCGTATCCGCAGTTGCTATTTCTCTTCTCCACTGTGCATTGTTCTGTGCTATAACCAGTGCGTTCTTAGCATCAAACTGATCTCTTTGATTATCTAATTCAGAGTTAAACTGTGCCATAGCATTTTCTTGTCCTGCATTAAATTGTTCTATAGCATTAGTTTGTGATGCATTAAACTGTGAAGTTTGACTTGCTAAGTTTGCAAAGAATTGATCTGTTTGATTTTCACTAGTAGCATTAAATTGTTTTGCCGCATTTGCTGCCGCCTGATCATTAAAAATTGCAGTAGTTGTTTGTTGTGCTTTAAATAAAGTTGTTTGTTGTTCATTATCTAGATTAGCCATATCTAATTGTAAAAAGTTTTGTGCATTTTGTACTGCTGCCTGCTGTCTATTATTTAGATTAGCCATATCTAAATCACTCAGTGCTGCAGCTTCAGCCATTACCATAGCTTGTTCATTATTAAGATTAGCTAGATTCATAGTATTGACTGCTCTACTATTCTCTAAAGCTATATTTTGCTCTGCAGTAAAGTTCATATTCGCTATATCACCAATACGAGCAGAGTTTTGTACACGAGCTTGAAACTCTTGTGTAAACTCCATGTTCATAAAGTTTGCACGTTGTTCTGCGGCTAACATAGCACGAGCTTGTCTGTTAGAAAGATTCTGTGCTTCAAAACTAGCAAAAGTTGAAGCATCTGCTTGAGCTATAGGAAGAGCAGATCTTAATGCTGCATCTACTAATGCCTGACCTGCCATTGAAGAAACCGATAAACCTCTTCTAGCCATCTCCGATTGAACAGCCTGTATTGCTCCTGCTGCCCAAGGAGGGGGATTTTTTGCGTCAAAACCCTCAGTTAAATTTTTAAGTTGTCCTGCTGTTGTTGCCTCTTGAGAAGGAGTAGCTTCAGCAGCCTGTATTTCTTCTGTAAACTTTGCTGCTTTTTCTGCATCAGCAGCACCAGATATTAGTTCACCTTCTTGTATTTCTCTTTGTACAGGATTTTCAAGTAAATGTGCTGTACCTTTAGCGGCATCTAAATCTGATACAGCAGACTTAGTTTGTTCTGCAGCTACGACTTGTGATCGTGGATCATCTGGATCTGTTTGAGCAGCTTGAACAGAATCTAGTGCATTGCTTACTTGTTCTGCTGATTTTGCAGGGTTATATGTATTTGCTTTTTGTGCCTCTGGTGGTTCTGCTTGTGCTGTGGTGTCTACCGTTGTAGTTTCAGCACCTTCCATATCTCCCACCATACCTGTTCCTTCAGCAATTATTTGATTAGGATCGGTAGGTACACCATATGCAGTTGTTGTCGCACCTGCAGGTAATTTAGGATCAACTATCCTGTCTATAGATATGTCTGTTATTGAGGGAGGATCTGCAGCCTCCTGAAGTTCAGCAAGTATATCAGGAGTCAACTCTGGAGTAGGTGCAGGACCACCATAAACAGGTGGGTCATAATCAGGAGGTACAACATCAGATTTAGGCATACCGCCTTCTTGCATCCTGCTCACATAGCCACCTTCTACCATCTTTCTAGCAAAGTCTTCATACCGCATCATCTCTGTTTGTCTGTCTGGATTGTCTTGTAGAAACTTATCAAACTGTTCTAGTGGACCTTGAAATCCCATAGCCTGTGCTATCTTAGCTTTGCCTGAAGGCTGAAAGCCTCCAAATCTTGGTGTTTGCATCATTGCCATTTTTTAACCTTTAATCAATAATCTATCTAGCTTGTCTTCTATACGGTGCATAGCTTCATGGACTTTGTTCATCTCTTCTTTTACATCTTCTCTTGAAGCATACTCTTCTCTAGTCTTGTTGAGCAGTATATCTATACGCTTTACCTCTGCAAGCAAGCCTCTAAATGTCCAGAAAGCAGGAGCTATGACAAGTGTAAGTATGATGTTCCAAAATATTACAGGGCTAATTTCCATTAATTAAATGCATCCTTCATTGCGTCTAACATGTCACCTATAGATGGGGGTTTATCCTTTGGGTCATATGGACATATAACTTCTCTAGGACATTGTGTGTATGATTCTACCATTTCTAAAAATCCACTACCGTTTGCACCTTCATATAA